CCACTGACCACATCGATTAAAGCACTTTGCCATTTCCATGGCGACCAATCGTCGAATTGCTTCTGCAATGACTCCAGCGCATTCTTCTGCTGCACCAGCTGCCGATAGCGCTCAATAAACTTAGGATACTTAGCAACAGTCTCACTGTGTCCCTCATACAACTGCATCTCAGTTGACCCTGCATTGATATCACTCATCACACCTGCCAGATCCGTTCGCTGTCCTTGCTTCTTCTCTTTGGTCCCTTTGACGTGACCGTCAAACTCTCCAGACGTGTAAAAATCACCGTCTTTCTGAGTATAAGCATTAGCTGCCTCAGCACTACGCTCTTGTGGAAGGACATAGATCCCAAACTTGTTATGGAAACGATCTTTTTTATTATGGTTAGCCTGTAGATACCCCTGCAAATGAGGTGTACCCTGTTCACCGACCTCATGACCAAAGGACAGATACAGAACGCCAACCTTGCCCACCGCGGCTTTCAATCCCATTTCCTGAACCTTAGTATAGTTATTCAACGTAAAGCAAAACCCATACCTATCAGGGCGTGCCATCGCCTCTTAGTTTCACAAAATCAAAAAGCGACAGCTTATATAGACACATTTCACCGAAATAGATCAGGCCCGAAGGGCCTACCTGAGCCGGAGGCTCCAGGCCCCCAGTTGATTGCGAGCCGAGGCGAAGCCGGAGCGAGTTCCCACACTCCCGAAGGGCAGTTAAGCGGAGGATAATTTTTAAAAGGAACCCCCTCAAACTAGAAACCATACCATGGTTGACCTAAAGTGGTGGCAATCCTATATTACCCACCACTTTTCCGGCACCGGCATGGGCCCGTATTTAAGCGGCCACAAGCCACAACAAGCCATCGCATGAATGGCATACAAACGCAAGTACCGCAAGACTTCACGGAAGAGGAGTCGTCGTGGGAAGTCCACTCGGAGGGGTCGGAGGACTTTCAAAGCTCGTGTTACTCAAGTTCTGATGAAGAAAGTAGAGACGAAGAAGTATCAGTTCGCGGACGAAAACGTCCAGCTCTACCACAACATCGGATACACAACGACCCCACTAGTCCCTAGCCAATGCTCCCTAGCTCAAGTGTTTAACATTTGGGCAGACATCGACAGAGGCACAGGTTCATTTGGTCGTATCGGCGATCGCATTTCACCACGTGGAATGTCACTCAAACTATGGCTAGCAAACAAGGACGACCGTCCTAATATCATGTATCGCATCATAGTAGCAACAACTCCCAAGGCAATCGGCGGCACCGCCGTTACCAACACCAACGTCGACCCATGGGACGACATTCAATTAGGTAGCAACGGCAACAAAATGATACGTCTACTAGACAAGGACCGCGGCGTCCGTACTCTCTACGATAAGGTAATTACTCTAGGCAACGATTCTGGAGCATACACCAATGTATCAGGATGGATCCGCAAGGAGCGTCACATCTACAAGAAACTCTGGATCAAGAAGAAAAACGCACGAGACATCGTCTATGATTCAACCGGATCAAATCAAATCGTCAACAACCCAATCCACGTATGGGTCATTCCCTACGAACAGTATAGCACATTGACAACGGACAACATCGCATCCATGGCCTATCAAGGCTGTATTTACTACAAGGATGTCTGATCCAACTCACGTACATCATAGCGATCAGCGCTCCAAACCGTCATATCGGGTTTGAAGTTCGCAAAGAAGATCACATGAGGCTTCTTGAAGACAACTGTCCGGCTCGAGTACTTGCCCGAAAAGATCGCTCCATCTTTTATCTTCTCGGCTAAAGAGTACGCCGGCATTATTGCCGCCTTCTCCGTCGCTCGCGTGCAATCGAACACCACCAAGTCCGAAAGCGAGTTCACCCACACATGAGCCATGTCCGCCTTCTTCGACGGCTCCAACAGACAAGCTTGCTTGTGAAAGACCAGCCACAAGGCCATCGTCGACTTCCCCATGTTGCCCACAGTCTCCCAGATCCATAGAATCTTCCGAGGATCCACTGGTCCACTGACCACATCGATTAAAGCACTTTGCCATTTCCATGGCGACCAATCGTCGAATTGCTTCTGCAATGACTCCAGCGCATTCTTCTGCTGCACCAGCTGCCGATAGCGCTCAATAAACT